CCAGAGGGGGTATCAAGAATCTTTGCCTTGCCCATAACATTTTTGCCATCCCACCAAACGTCCGTCATCATATGAGAAGCGTTTTTGAGATTGATTACGGAGTCTTCTGGGTGGTCTAGTTCTCCCAGTGCACGGCGTTCTTTAACTAACTTAGAATAATTGACCATTTCACGTTTTAGGACGTGCTCGGGATAAACGCGACCGTTACCATTAACAGTGTCAGCTTTTTGAATGATTCCTGTTAAGATCATTCCACCGTTTGATACAAAACGCTTTTCATCTTCAGTTAGCAGATCTTGGCAAATCCCACCGTCGCAAAGTTCGTAATATTCTCGTAGTAGTTTCATTTGTGTTCTCTTATAAGTTAGTTGCGGGCGTCACCCGCGCGAGTTAGGAGCCCTTACAGCAGCGTCGTACTGGCTGCAGCATCCATTTACTCATTAGATGGCTGTTCATCATTCTTCTCCAAAAAAGTTATCTTGTTTGTAGTTGTGTTTTATCATAATCCCTTCGTCACTGAATACCATATTCAAAACATAAGATGTTCCAGAGGATAACCAGCCTAATAGGAAGAAATTAAATATATTAACGTCAAAACTAAATAGTCCTGTAAACGGAGAAAGCAGCATTAAAAACCAGCCCACATGGAAACCCATGCACATAGGACAGTTGAATAATTGTCCAAGTTTGCCTTTCGTTGGTCTTACGTCTTTAAAAACTTTTCCATAAACAAGAATTTGTGTTAGACCGTAAGCGCATAATATAAATGTAAATATTTCCATACTATCCGCCTTTTAAATCGTGTATAGATAGTTTAATGAATACGGATCTCTAATAAATCCGGGGCGGATTGAGCCCTTCTCTGTTGATTGTGGCACTTCACCCAGTTCTGTTGAGTCGGTCTTGTCTGGATGGGCTAGCTCGTCATCAGCCATCGATATAATCGCCTCGGTGGACTCAAAGTATGGGCGCTCTTCATCAATAAACTTAGAAATATTGATCAAAGTCATTTTTGCGGTGCTTAAATCTTCCTTAAATGGTCTCTCCATTGTTCCCTCAAGAGCACCACAGAAGGCGCCTGCCACTATTGATTCGGGAAGCACAAGCCCTTTCTTGCGTAGGTGTGTAAATAGTCTGTTTTGTGCACCATAAGCTAGCTCGGTCATCGTATCTTTTGGAAAAGCGATGACCTTATTCTTTGATGGTGATACTACAATATCAATATCCCCGTGATCAAATATCATCAAGTCACCATTCATACTTTTACGCAAGTCAAGTTCTAAACGAATTACGGCAGACTGGTTGTGTCTGCCAATTTTAACTGTTAGCGCCATCGGATTCGAACTCCTTTACTAATGCCTGGGTACGAAGAACGGTGGTGAGTGTATCTTCGCCTATGTCAGAGGTCTTTAGTGACTCGATTTTCTCAATTACTTTCTTGGTCTTGCTCAACATACTGGAGTCTTCTTGCAAAATTGTATCATTTAAGAAGCCATTTAGCTGTTCTTTTAGTCTAGCCACTTCGTCGTTTAGGTACATCTTTAAGCTTAAGTTGTTGTCTGTGAAGGAAGTAATGTAATGCGAGAGCAAAACCTTTTGCTCGTCTAGCAGCTTATCATCATATCTTTGGTTGAACTTCTCAATAAACTTGGCTAACGTTAGCGTATCAACTTGAGGCGCCTCTTGTTTAATAATTTTCTCGCACATGTATTGTGTCATTTGGTTCTCTAATAGCACCCTCTCTTTCGGGGTAAGGTTATCGGAGAAAATTTGATGTATTGTGGCCAGTGTCTTGTAATTGGGAACAAAGTTAGAAAATATGGACGAGTCAATATTTTTATTAATATCATGAATTACTTTTGTTTGTGCCTCAAATAGTTTTTCCTTGTCGATAGCCATTTTCTGCTTCTTGGCTTCAAAAATAATTCTTTGAGATATTTCTGATGTTGTATTTTTGGTTTCGTAAAGCGAGCGGTAACAAGACAAGTCTTTACCCAAAACAGTTCCACGTGAAAAATGCTCTTTTATTACGCCCACGATCGACGCTTTTCTGGCGTCGTCGCCCTTTAAAATCGCCGCTGTCATGTCTTTAAGAAGTGCCTCATAGACAACTGCCGTATTTCTCTTTTTGTTATGCTTTATCTTCATTATCTTGCTCCGTAGGCTTTGTTGTATTTTCTAATCCTTCAATCAATTTTCTGACTGATTCGTTTAATTCTAGCAGCTTGGCTTCTTCGGCGTGCTCCCTTAATATATAAGTAGGCTCTTGTTCTTCATAAATACCTTTTGCAATACTTGGGATCGCAGCGATATTGCTGCCCTTGCTTAATGAGTTAATTTCTGCTCCAGGCACCCTAGCTCTCTGGGCGCGGCCGCGTTTTTCAAAATTGGCTTGCGCAAGCTGATTTTTTCTAAAGCCGGCTGTTTTTCTTTTATCTCTCTTAACAGGAGTATAAGTACTTTTTTCGTAAGTTCTCACATCATTTCTTGAGCCCGGCGGAATTGCCAATAAAGGTGACTCATCTCCAGCAGGCGCTTCTTCATCGCCGCCGGCTGGCGTGTCAGCCCCACCGGCTGGCATTTCTTCTGGCCCACCTAAGTCTAGTTCGCCCTCAAGATCACCGGCGAGGTCGCCGCCAAGATCGCCACCAAGGTCGCCCATGCCGCCGCCAAGTCCTGTTTCGCCGGCCGCTGCAGTCTCGGCCACTGCTTGAAGCGAGGCATCGTGCTTGCGGTCGTAATACATTTCACGCTGATTGCGTGCGAACTCTTCGTGAGACATGCCAAAGATATGCTCAGCTACCCAACGGCGTGAAAAATAACCTTCGGTTGCGGAGCCAGCAATATCAAACTTAGCTTTCCAGTGCTCGACCTCTTGAAGCTCTGCAATTTTTGAGGGATTGTTGAGTGCCAATTTAAAAGAAAGTAAGTCATCACCTCGAAAGCCGAGCGTATAGAGGTGGATGATCCCTATCTTTTCAAGCTCAGCTATGATAACTCTTTGCAATCTCTGGATTGTTCTTGCGAATCTTATGTCTTTTTGGGCAAGTGTTGTCTTGTCTTCTGCGGCGCCTTCGCCCATCGAGAGGTATGCCTGGGGAATTTTTAGCGCGGAAAAAAGCTTGTCACGAAGATATTTGATATCGTCAATCGCTGTGATGTTTTGGCCGCCGGCTAGTGATTCAATCGTCGTGGCCGAGCCTGGGCGAACCGGAATAAAGTAGTCTTCCTCGATCGACATGGGGTTGTAGCGCAAGTCAACTCTGCCTGTGTCTGGATCGACAACAGAATGTCGCTTAAGTTGCGTAACGATCTTCTCCATGAACTGCTCGACTTCGTTAGGAGGAACAGCACCAACGTCAATCTTAAACACGCGACGTTCTGATGAGCGCACAACGCGATAAGCCATCATGGCATCTTCCATGAGTGTAAGCTGGCGCCAGATGCGACGGGCAGGCTCCAAGATAGAAGTGCCATAGGGGGCATACTTGTCATTTCCTAAAACACGGAAATGGGAAATCTGCCAGTTTTCAAAAGTCATTCCGGCCGAGTTCCACTGGTACTGAATGTAGTTTGCATTCGTAGCATCTTGTCCTTCTAACCTTTCAATTTCCTGTACGGGTAGTGATATTACAGACTTAACTCCGAAACTCTCATCGATATCTAAATACAAAAAGAAATCACCATACTTGCACATGGTGCGGGCCCAGCCAAAAAGATTGTATTGTACATTCAAAATGCTGTCGTACAAGACATTAAGAACTGCTCTGATTTCTTCGTTGGAACACTTGACGTTCAACATCGGCTTGAGGTCAGAATAAGTCGTCATTTCGTCTGCATAGATATCCATTGTAGAGGCGATCTCGGGCATATATTCCATCTGATCAAAATCGACGTATCGCTCTGAGCGTCTTTGGTTCGCGATTGCATTGGTCGCTATGTTGTCAAGCGGGTTGTAAAAGGTCTTTTTAAACTGCTGACCTGACGCTGACTTAAATCTAGCAGCGTACTTGTCCAGGTGCTGACGGCGGATTCGCCGGCCAGACTGAGACCGATAATTGATTATGGGGCCAGAAAATAGGCGTGTTAATCTCTTGAACAGTTCCGACTGCTCGTTGGCGGGGTTCTTTTTGCCCCTGTTCATACTCATGTTTCTATTTCTAGGTGGTGCCATTTATAATCTCACTTAATAATCCACTTATATTGGTCATACAAGTTTTTTGCTTCACTCATTTTATCAAAGATGTTATTTTTTTTGTAGCCTTCTTGCCCTTTAATTTGCGTATTCATGGTGGTTTTTGTGGTCCGTATTGAATTAATAAATGCTTTTTGATAATTTAAATCTCTTGCAGATGTTTGAAGCGCTGTGTCTCTAACCCAGCATGCAATGGCCAGTGCCATGATTAGGTCATCATGATACCCTCTCATTGCCTGGGGTTTTCCGTTTCTCCATATAAAAGTTTTCATTTCGTTTATTGTACGAGATGAATATATGGTAATTAGTTTGTTTCTGATAAACTCCTCTAATTTCGCAACCATCAAGGGGCGCGTCTTCATAGAAGTAGTGAAACCGGCAATTGCAGAAGAACGATATTCCGCCTGATGCTGCTCTATGTATTCGTGTGTAGACTTAACTGAGTAGTATAGGTTTGGATATCCGTACTCAACAAGTTTGTCGAGGACCGTATAGCCGATATTATTATTCTCCACTACAAGCATTGCGTTTCCAAACTCTCGTCCTACTTGATTCAAAAAGTTAGCGTACATGTCGGGTGTTGGTTTCCCTTGGTACTCTCCTATTATTTCAAGTGTCTCCAGTTTTATAACGTGCAATGTAGAATAATCTGCGCCATCGCCGCGCGAAACATCAGCTACTGCAAGATAGTTGCAAGATGGATCAAACTCTTCCCAAATCCAAAAGTTGCGATCAAAGCCGGTTCTATGTTTTGGTTCTTTTACGTTTGTCAACAACCAAGTCATACAATCTGAATCAATGACAGTTTCGCCAGACGTATTGAAGTTACACTCTAACTCTTGTGCAATTTGTCGGGTTGACATGTTTTTAGTTTCTCTCTTATACCATTCCTGATCTCTGTCTGGGTGCACATCCCAAGGTAGCATAGTCAGATGAAAGTTGTTGGCTCCTGCTTCGGCATCCGTACAAGTCTTATGGAACCAGTTTCCCACGCCATTCGGGGTAGATAAGGCGATACAGCGACCACCGGTAGACAGCGTAGGATACAAACCAGTCCACAGATCCTCAAG